ATCTTATTCCCAGATACACCACCAAATATAGACCCTGAAACAAGTCCGTTAAAAATGTACGAACCTGTGTCCACATAAGTTTCAGCGTCATCAATATCGGATGCGAGTTTTGTGTAGTCATCACCAATTTCTTTTACGATTTCTTTTAAAAAGTCCATTTCAAAAATTCTTAAAAACTGCAGACACGCTCATATGACCGTGCAAATATCCACCAACTATTATAGCACCTGCGAAGACAAGGCACAATAGAAGACAGATAACCAAAGGTATTTTTTCATTAGTATATTTTGTCATGATCTACCAGGATCGGTAGGTCCAAGATATTCGGGATCAAAATATAAATTTCCAGATATAGAAACCCTAATACCATCAGACTCATAGAAAGGATATACCTGATGAGACATTACTGAAGGAAATAAAAACATTGTTCCTTCGACTTCAGAATTCATTGGAATATTAAATGGTGCAACTTGACCAAATATATTTGTAAAAGCAAACATAAAGTCAGAAGCAACTGGAGCAGATGAATTTTTAGAAATCGGTAGATTATGTTGTTCTTCAGATTCAGTTGGTATATTCAACCATATAACAAAAGAAATAGCACCACCATGCGTATGTAATGGATTGAACTCATGTTGTTTTGAAAAGTTTACCCAAAACTCTCTCATTCTGAGTTTATAGACCATTACATTGGTAAATGGATTCCTAAAAGAAGGAACACTAGAATATTCTTCAGCATACTTTTCAGATACTTCTTGTAGATGATTTTTAAAAAAATAATTATCTACATCTTTTAAATAAAGACTCTGTGTAATATTTCCCGCTAAATTGCTATTAGCGTTTTTATCTTCTACCTGTGCAACCTTAATACGCTCCCACAGATAATCAATAGCATCTTGTCCTAGTTCACACTTTAATAGTGGGACATTGGGTGGATGCACATAAAACCAATTATCACTCATACAACCACCTTCTTATTTTCTTTTCGATCCTCGTTAATCCTATAGATTTTTTGGTAAAGAGCAGCATCACCACCAAGACGGAGTGCGCTAACAATAGTAGCAAGTTCTTTATCGTTAATAGGAAGTTCCATCATCCAAAAAATAGTTCTAAGTTTACAGTTTTTTCTACATTCCATCCAATTGCATCTAGGATGGCTTTCAGTGGTTCTACAAAACTTTTATCGAATTGTAGATCGTAGTCCACATATTTGTTCAATCCAATTTCATTTGGGAAGTCCTGGATGAACGAAATAACATTCTCTTGAATGATATTTGGTTTCTTTAGATAAAGAAACTTGATCTTCTCACCATTTCCAATAGGTGAATACTTATTATCAAGTTTGTTTTGCTTTACATAATAATTGAAAAGCAATGCACCACGAATATGTATAGGAGTTCCTTTTGCGTAAATTGAAGAAGAGTCCTTATACTTCTGAACATTGGATGCTGTACGAGGGAAAGCAATATCTTCTGGAGGAAGTTGTTTAAACTTCTTCCTAGATTCATCGATGAACTCAATGACTTGTTCTTCTGTGCCATTCATCATCAATTTAAGAGCATCCTTAATCATCTGGCGACAAGGTGCTGGTGTTGAAGATTTAACTGCTTCAATGCCCATCATCTTTAGTTTAGGTTCATCATAACGAACACCCTCACTATCCCATACATTAAGAATGTATCGCTTCTTAGCAGTCCAAATACCACGCTCTGCGATATTCTCCCGCTTCATAAACATCTTCTGATCATAAGCATTTACATAATCAGCAAGATCTTGATAGCACTTATCAATGTAAGGTTCAAGTTCCATCTCACATACTTTATTCAGGAAAGTGACGACACCTTCAGTGGTTTTTTCCCTTCCCTTATATACAGTATCAACTAGAGGACCCAGATTGAGATAGATTGAATCTGTATCAGAAGCAATGACATAATCAACATCATTTGTTTTCAAGATCTTATTGATCTTTTGATTCATCTTATTCTCAATCCAACGGATAGAGACTTGACCAGAAAGCGTAATCGCCTCCGCATTGGCCAGTTTATAGTACCTAAAATACTGATTACCGATAGCACCATAAGCAGAGTTGAGTGAAATCTTCTTAGCCATCTGGATATTGTTGCATCGTGCAATCTCTTTTTCCAGGTCTTTAGTTGGTGTTTTTTCATATGCCTTTTTAGCAGCAATCATCTTCTTTTTGAAGATTACACGCTCAGCATACATCTTATCCATGAGTTCTGGCAAGAACCCACGAACATCTTTACGATACATGGCACCATTGGCACATACCGCAGTATCCTTATACATCTCAAAAGTCAATTCTTGATTAAGTATTTTATCAACTGTTGCTGATGGATGCCTGGTATCCTGAAGCGTCTCTGGGGAAATATTATATTGCATAATAAGATGAGGATACAGACTATTAAGGTCAAAGCTGACCACCCAATCATACTTTCCTGGAATCGGTTCCTTGACATACGCACCTGCGTACTTATCGGACTTGTCTGATCTATTTTTAGGAGGAATAACAATATTCCTCCGTTTTAAATAGTTATAAATTATCGTATCCCACATGCGAACTTGATAAAATACATCTTCATAATTCACTTTAGCATCGTATGCCATAGTGAGTGCTAATTCGATGAGTTTCATCTTGTCCTCCAAACGGTCGACAAGTTCTACGTCAATGATGTTGTACTCTACAAACTTTTGCCACCCATTAGTGTAGAAGTCTTTAAAAGTATCAAACTCAGAGTGATCAAGTTTTTTCTGCCCAAGTTCTACACTTGCAATATAGTCAAGACGATATGATTCCTGTGCCTTATAAGTAAACTTCTTGTATAGATCAAGATAATCCAACTGAGAAACACCACCAATATCGTAAGAAATATACTTACGACCAGCAATGAAGGTTTCTTCTTCTGTAACAAGCCCCCAAGGAGACATACGCTTCATCAACTTCTCCCCAAGGATTCTCTCAATCCTACGGCACATGTATGGGATATCATACAGTTTACTATTCCACCCAGTTACAACCTCAGGAGTATTCTCTTCAATCATCCACCAATTGATGAAATCACTAAGTAGATCAAATTCATTATTAAACTGTTTGTAATAATGATTACCCTGCTTTAGTTTGAAAGGACCTTGACCCCAAGTAATAATTTCTTTGGTAGTATAATCTTGAATTGTGATGAGAAGAATTTCTTCAGCACAACTTTCTACATCAGGGAATCCATACTCGGACTTAACCTCAATATCAATAGTAGTGAGTTTGATCTTCTCAATATCAAACTTCAATTCTTCTTCAGGATACTTATCCGAAATATACTGATAGATAAAACGCTCATTACCATAGACATTGAAGTTTTGAACTTCATTGTACTTTTTGATGAAATCTCTAGATTCCCGTACAGTTCCTGGTTTAATTTTTGCTACATGATCTCCATTCAGAGTTCTGTAGTTAGTTTTCTTTTGTGGGGAATCAACAAAAAGGGTTGGGTAAAACTTCTCACGGGTTGCGAAGTGTTTACCATCTTCATAACCACGAACCAAGAAGTTGTCCCCAACCATCTGAACATTTGTATAAAATCTCATTAGAAATTATTGAAAATTATATTGATTGGAATAATTTTTAACATTACACCTTGGCATCACATTAAAAGATAGTGATATTCTTTTTTGATTTTTAGACTCAGAAAAATTTCCACCCATTGTTCCATGCTCTAACCAACTAGGAAATAAAATAAGTTTATTATCTTCGGGTTCCATTTTAGCACTTCTCATAGAAAATTCATTTTCTTGTTCATATTCAAAATATTGAAAAAGAAGTGCTTGGCGAGGATCTTTAAATTCAATCCAACCACTATCTGGTTTAGGACAATTTAAATATAAAACACCACTCCAAAAAGAATTTGCATGAAGATGAATTGGATGCTTATTATAAGAGGGAGAAACATTTGCCCACATACAAGTTATGTATTCACTATCCCTAATTAACTTGTAATCATCAAATACTTTGGAAACTGATTTTAATAAAAAATCGGCAAGATTTGAAAAAGGACTTGACAGATGTAAATCATCTCTAGTGACACAATAATCAAGTTTTAATAGTACATCTCTACAGTCATCTAAGATTGGATTATTTTCATATTGAATTACATGAATTGGTGTAGAAAATAATTCAATCTTGCCTTCTTTCATGATTCATCATCATCATTAAAAAAGGAACCAAACATACCGTTGCTTCCAGGTTCTCGATTATCAATCATATCCATGATTTCATCAAACTTTTTAGTTTGCTCCATATTCATTAAGATATCCGATAGTTGCTTAACAACCAGTGGTTTTTCATTTACTGCAGCAGACTTAATTGCTGCTCGGATATGAGACTCCGCTTCAAGTAAATGTTCTAGAGTACTTTTTGATAGTGCCATTACTTTGTTAGTTCCTCGTATTTTTCAATAACCTCTGGTAGTGGATCAGCGATTGTAAGAATATCATCTGATCTTAGCATATATTCTTCCTGATTGGAAGCAGGAATCCAAGGTTTCATATCATCAATAGAATTGAAAAGATATGGTTTAATTAGACGACAATCTGGTTCACCAGGTTCTGCCATCACTTCTTCAACTTCGCAGATAAGAACTTTATCAATATCTACCAAGACACATTTAATCGACATTTTCATCCTCCGTATTTTCTACTTTTGGTTTAATTCTTTCCATATCATCAACATACATCTTAGCGATGTCATCGATGGGATCCACAATAGTAACAACCCAATCAGTAGGAATCATCATTTTTTGTTCCTTACTAATCATAATCCAAGGTCTAAAGATAATATCAATTTCTTTATTTGAACTATCTTTAGAATTGGTAATTACAATATGGGGCAAATCCAAAACATAACCGTATGGTGTTGTTTGATTTTCGTCAGATACCAACTCTTTTGCATCAGAGATTAGCATCTCCCCAGACTTGAGAAGTAGTAGTTTTACTGCCATTGAATCGCTTTAATCATACTAATTATACCACAACTTGATGATATGTAAATGCCACAGATATTCTAGGTAAGTTGCATAATCTGCCTGGTGGCAAACCTTGGTGCTCTAACCATGCAGGAATAAGAACACCATTATTTGGAAGATATGAAACATATGAATAATTACCTTCACCATTCTCAATTACAAATTCTCCTCCCCAATTAATATTCCAAGTTTCATTACAAAATATAATTAAAGTCCATACTGATTCTGTCGATGAATCCTTATGGAAGGATGAATTTTGACCGAAGAACTGTATGTTGGTATTAACTCTTTTTAACTCAATTTTTTTTCGTAATATTTTTTCTACATGGAGTTTTAATCTGGATCCAATGTTCAGAAGAATCAAATTATCTCCAAGAGAATGACCATAATTAGGTTTTTTAAGTCTCCCTCTTAGCGGATAACTAGAATCTTCTTGTCGTTCTTTTTTATTAAAATCCCATTGATTATAATAAAATTCGTCTTGAATTTGATAAAATTCTTTATCAGACAAAATGTCCTTTAGAATAATTATTTCATCTAGTGACTGTTTTATTTTCACAGTTCGCTTCCATCATACTAATTATACCATGAATTCAGTTACTCGTCATCATCATAATCATAGGTCAACCTACTATCCCAAAATTCATCATCCCACTCTGGTTCATACAATGGACAAGGCTCTTCAAATAAATGTCCAATCCTTAATTGATGGATTCTTTCCCTTAGGGATTTGTAAAACTCTCTCTTTTCGTCTGAGTTCATTTACCTTTGATTACCTTTTCTAATTGTTTGCGTGTTTTGGCGGACCTTTCTTTTTCGCGTTCAGTATGTTTGTAACCATACTTTCCAGAACTAATAAAGTATCCTTGACAAATCATAGTAACTCCAAAAAGTAATGCTAAAACAACACTAATCCACTCCAGAGTATTATCCATGGGTTTTATGCAGGAAAATCCCAACTAGTAATCTTTTCAACTTTAGTTATTGGACCCCAAGATCCAGAGTTATACCTATATGGAATAGTATTAATAGGACATTCCTCACCAGTGCAAAGAAGGTCTTCTACAATTCTCCAGGACTCCATGACTTCGTCTGAGTGTACAAAGTGCGATTGATTACCAAATATAGCATCATAAAGGAGTTTCTCATATCCATCGATTGCTCTTTCCTGCGGATAATTGTGGGTGAGAGTGGCGAGTTCCAATTGATCTGATAGCCCTGGGGACTTAATATCCATCCTAATGTCAAGATGAGGGTTAGGCTGTAAGCGCATAACAATGCGGTCTTTAGTTTCTCCATCATATAATTGTAGAGGTGGTGATTTAAGTTTGATGACTACTTCTACACATTGGTATGGCATTTTCTTGCCAGTCATTACACGAAAAGGAACTCCCTCCCAACGCCAGTTATCGACATAAAGAGAACCAGCAACGAAGGTAGGAGTGCGACTGTAAGGATCAACACCCTCCTCATTATTATATTCTTCGTATTGTCCACAGACCAAATCCTCCCCTAGACGAGTAGCAGCAAGAACTTTTGTTTTTTCTCTACGAACTTCCTTAGCATTCATTTTGCTAGGAGGTTCCATCGCAATAAGTGCAAGAACCTGTAAGATATGATTCTGCAACATATCTCTAACTGCACCAGCAGTTTCATAATATTGAGAACGACCTTCGCAACCAATAGTTTCGGTTGCATAGATTTGAATCTCTTCTATGTAATTGCGGTTCCATAGAGGTTCCAGCAAAATATTACTAAACCGAGTAGCAAGTATGCTATTAACAGTATCTTTGCCAAGATAATGGTCAATGCGATATACCTGTTTCTCGCGTAAATGTCTCCCAACCACTGACTGTAAATGATTAGCAGATTGATAATCGTGCCCAAAGGGTTTTTCAATAACCACACGGGATGTTTCTGCGTCATTTAATCTACCTGTTTTTTTAAGGTTGACAATTGCATTTTCATATCTTTCTGGAGGTACAGATAAGAAATAAGTTACATCATCATGTTCTGGTAGATTTTGTAATGTATCAATATTAGATAAATCTGCACATTGATAATCCAAATGCCAAAGAAATTCTTCGGGATAATCACCCAAAGATTGTTTCCATTGTTCTGCTGTTGGTTCTCTCCTAGCAGCACCAGTAATAGTGAAGTTTTCTGGGAGAAGTCCTTTCTCCCAGAGTTTATGGAGAGCAGGTATTAGTTTTCTTTTACACAGATCTCCAGTGGCACCAAAAATAACTATACCCTTGGTATTAGTGGGCACATCCGTTTCCGTCATACTTGTCGCTATCGTAGTATACATTTTCACCTCTCCTAATTCCAAAGTATATGGTAGTTAGTACAAATGGTATTGCTATCCATTTAAGAACATCAGCGAACATCGTGACCCCCAAACATCGCTCTCATACCATTTAAAACCTTGGCTGCGAAAGCACCCAGACGGCGCGACTCAAAGCGCGACCACAAAGCACTAGAGATGACAGGAGAGGGTACGCCAAGATCCACAGCAGCGTGAACAGTCCAACGCCCTTCACCAGAGTCTGATACTCCGCCATCGAATTTGCTAAGCTCTCTATCACCCCGTAGAACATCAGCGGTAAGATCGAGCAACCAACTACCAACCACAGAACCACGACGCCATAACTCAGCCACTTCAGCGCAGTCAATATCATACTGATAATCTTCTGGATTCTCCATAGGAGCAACCTCAGCATCGCCCGCTTTAATGTAAGCTGACCCAGCATTAGCTTCATGCAGGATATTAAAGCCTTCGGCGTAGGCTTGCATGATTCCATACTCTACTCCGTTATGAACCATCTTTACAAAGTGACCTGCACCTGGTGGTCCACAATGCAACCAACCATACTCAGCACTTGTTGCCCTTGTTGTTGGATCAGTTCTTGGTGCTGAACCAATCCCTGGTGCGAGTGCCCTAAAGATTGGAGCGCAGGTGGATACTGCAGTATTTGCACCACCAACCATAAGACAGTATCCACGCTCCAAACCGTAAACACCACCACTAGTACCGCAGTCAATATACGCGATGCCAAGTTTAGATAGCCGTTCTGCTCTGCGTCGAGAGTCCTTAAAATTGCTATTGCCATGATCAATAATAATATCGCCTTCCACACAAAGTGGTAATAGCTCATTGATAGTCTCCTCTACTAATTCTGCGGGGATGACAAGTTGGAAAATACCTGGTGCATTTAGATTCTCATCTTTAGTAAAAACACTTGCTTGTTTTCTTACTACTTGAACAAGGCTTTCCAAAGAATCTGCAGCTGCAGTAATATACCCACTCTTTGCTGCTTCTTGTGCCTTTGCATAGTTTCTACGATATCCATATACTTCAATACCTTCTTTAAGCATACGGCGAGACATTCCCTCACCCATACGCCCAAGACCAATCATTCCTACTTTCATAGCACCCTCCCAGGAATATAATCAACTTCTTCTAGTACTTCATTGAGAAGCAATTCATAATCTTTAAACATTCTGTCACCTGCTATAAAGCATCTTTGGCGTCTCCAGAGTGCTTCAGCAAGCATTCTCCGTTCTCTTTCAGTAAAATCTTGGAATCTTTTATCCATTAATTACTTACCTCTTTTTGAAAATAATCTGGTAGTGGACATCCTTTAAATTTGTCAATTTCATTTACTGACAATACAAACATAGTAACAAATCCGAGGCAGAATGCGAAAAGCATTTGAGGAAAATTATAGTTCCCCATATAAGCAGTAGGATCAGGTTCATCATCGTGAGGATGAATCATTCTTGAAATCTTTTCTACTTCTTTCTTTCGTTCTTCCTCGGATTTCTTTTTCATGTTAACCTCGGTATCTACCAGGCCATGATAATTGCATTGCAGAAATTAACAACAACATGTAGACAAATACGAACAATGTTGTCATATCAACACAATCGTTTTTAATTAACTAAAGTATATATTACTATGCATTTTTTATTATTCTCTTTCTTGTGCTGTTTTCCAGAAATAACTTTCTTGATCTCCTAGACCCATACGATCATATCCATTCTCAACCTGATAATACTCAGTAGATACTTTAAAATCAGGAATTTTTGGATTCTCTGGAGTTAAACTATTATCATAAATCCGAGTTCTATTATTTGGATAAAGAGCATATTGCCCATTGACCAGTTCAATCAGATTGTGTGACTTATGTTCTGCTGGATTCTCTGAAGTTGCATAGTCAACTGTATCAGGATCTTGATGATAATTATCAATGGTACAAATGTAAGTACCTTTCATAGTTCCATGATCTCTGGTGTAGACCTCATAATCCATACTACCAATAAACTGTTTGGTCACAGCAACTACACCATAATCCATACAGTTCCAGAACTGAAGATTCTGCAAACTCATATCAGGATCTGGTTTCTTTGGTTCAGATAAAAATGCACTGATAGGTAGTTTATCGTACATTGCAGCATACTCTGGAAGGTAGGTTTCAAAATAAAATGCCCTTCCAGGAATCGACTTAGCCGAAACCCAGACACCTTTTACATATTCACCCCAACCAGACTGATGATCGGTTAGATATTCTTTTCGTACCCAAACTTCAACTGAGGGTAGATTACAAATCAAAGCAGCCATATTTTATACTGTAGGTGGTGTAAATGAATGAACTAAATGTGGACGAACTAGTGCTGCTTTATCGCGAGCAACTAGAGCATCAATTGAACTTTTATATGTATCAGACATAATTCTAGGATATAGTCCAATAGCAATAATGGGAACCAATAGAGCACTTACAATGTAAACCTCACGGGGTTCAGCATCTACTAAATTGGTATGAGAAACAAGTTCTTTATTTGGAGATCCATAAAAAATCTCACGCAACATAGAAAGCAAATAAATTGGAGTAAGAATAACCCCAATTGCTGCAATAGCACACATCGTTATACGGAATGAAAGTGCATATACCGTATCAGTTGCAAATCCAGCAAAGACCATCAACTCACTCACAAATCCACTCATTCCAGGAAGTGCTAGTGATGCCATAGAACACATTGTCCAAAGTGCAAACATAACTTTCATGTTTTGACCGACACCACCCATCTCATCCAACTGAAGAGTATGAGTTCTATCATAGGTAGCACCCACTAGGAAGAATAGTGATGCACCAATCAGACCATGACTAATCATCTGAAGCATTGCACCACTCGTTCCGAGAGCACTATAACTACCGATGCCAATGAGAACAAATCCCATATGACTGATTGAACTATAAGCAATCTTTCGTTTAAGATTCCTCTGTGCAAATGATGTCAATGCTGCATAAATGATATTTACAGCACCTAATACAATAAGGATAGGTGCAAATATCTTATGTGCTTCTGGAAGAAGTTGACAGTTAAATCGCAGGAGAGCATATCCACCCATCTTGAGTAGAATACCTGCCAACAGCATGTGAACTGGTGCTGTTGCCTCTCCATGGGCATCAGGCAACCAGGTATGAAATGGAACGATTGGTAGTTTAACACCAAAAGCAATTAAGAATGCTGCATAGCACCAAATCTGAAAGTTCTCTGGAAACCCTTGTTGCTGCAGATAAGTGTATTCAAAATTAGCAGTACCAGTCCAGAATCCCATTGCTAGGGCAGCAAGAAGAATGAATAGGGAACTACCTGCAGTATAGAGAATAAATTTTGTTGCTGCATATTGACGCTTCTTACCACCCCAAATAGCAATCATCATGTAGACGGGAATAAGTTCTAATTCCCAGGATAGGAAGAACAAGATAAGATCCTGTACTGCGAAAACCATAATCTGTCCACCATCCATCAGAAGGAGAAAGAAGTAAAACAGTTTTGGTTTGAATGTAACTGGCCAAGCAGCAAGTGCTGCCAAACTTGTAATAAAACTAGAAAGTAAAATGAGAGGCATTGAAAGTCCATCAGCACCTACAGACCAGGTAAGACCTAGTTGTGGAACCCATGAATATCTTTCTGCCATTTGCAGACCACTAATATCAGGATCATATCCATTCAAATATCCTGCTACTGTGATTAGAAAAGTAATTAGAGTAACGCCAAGTGAATACCACTTGACTACTTTGTTTCCCTCAGGAAGAAAAAAGATTCCAACTGCACATACAATCGGAAATAATATAGCAAGACTCAACCAAGGCATATTATAACAATAGAGTCAATATATTTTAACATAAAAAAAGAGGGGTTGCAACTGGATTTTGCCAGTTGCCCCCTCGCGGCGACGATATTCAGTTTTATTTATTTACCAAGGAATTAATTCGTCAGGTTTGTCTTCGATTGGAATTGCTACTGGTTTAGGTGTAAGTGCATATGCTCCGAAAGCTGATGCTGCGATTGTTGCAAAAATTGCTAGTATTGCCATTATAGTTTTGTAAAATTATAGATGTTTATACTTGGGGGGACTATTAGGGGAATGCGCCCCCAAGGAACCCATTGAAGAAAAGAGTCATTGCGGTCCCGATTGTAAGAGTGGCGGCTGTTAGATTCATAAGTCGTCCTCTAAAGTACATAACTATCTATATTATACTGTATCACTATGATACACTTCTGTATCAATCGCAGCATAAATTGATCAGGATTTAAAGATAATCTTTCCTTTGATGATGTTCTGGGACAATTTTACCTAGGTCAACGACTAGTAACCCATCCTCAAAAGAAACTGATCGAACTTCCGTTTCATCACTGAGGGTCCAGCACCGTGTGAAAGATCGCTGAGCCATTCCTCTATGAACATAATCTCCGATTTCGTCAGAGTCCTCCTTTTGCCCTTCGATGAAGAGCTTTCCATCTTGTGTGTAGACATTTACTTCTTTCCTCTTAAATCCTGCCAATGCTAGTTCCAAGCGATACTCTATATTACTCAGCTGAACTAGATTGTATGGAGGATAATTTGTGCTGCTCTCATGAAGAGTCTGAATTCGGTTGAAATAATCTTCCATACCGATACTGTGCCTATTTATACGGTCCATCAATGCAGGCAGGTCCGTACTATGAAACTTCATTAAGTTTCCCATGGTTATTAGCTCCTTATAAAGCGAGTTTGTATTGTGTGATCCCCGAAGGCAATCACATATATTTATAGCACATGACATAAAAAACGGGGTGTTGAACCCCGTACCTTTATTATTCTGTTACTTCCACCTTTTTCTTCTTTGCCCCAATATTATACTTGGTTTCAAGAATCCAATCACCTTTATCTTTATAAGATAAAACTTTAATCTGATTCAAAGGAGCAATGTCTTGAATCTTATCCGCATTCACAATACCAACTAACCCCCAGTCCGCGAGAAGTTGAGCAATACGATTACGACGCTGAACATCGTTAGTAGTAAGATTAGCATGTTTGCCATCTAAAGCAAATAGTTCTTTAAAATGAACTAAGAAATATCTACCCTGTTTGTGTAGAATATGACAGGACTGATAAATCTTTTTCTCTTTGCGAGAAGCAACACCAATTCTTGTTAGAGTTTCTCTGACCTTAAGAAAATCATCTGGTTCGTTAAGAGTAACTTCAACCATCTTGTCAGGTGCCCATTTAACTTCGGGCTCTTTGACCACACTCATTGCTTTCCTCCAATATCAAATTTAGATCGTATAAAATTAAGTTGTTCTTTAGTTAGGATTTTCAAAGCTTGCTGTGCTTTTTCGTTACTATATCCATAGTACCGTTTTACATAATCAAGATCTTTGATTTTATCTTTACGGAGCCAGGGAGAGAATCTCTTCTTTTTCCTCAAAGTATTTAGATAAAAATCATATTGCATTTTTTTGGGTAGGAAATGATATTGGTTCATTTCGTTTGCAAACATAATTGCATCCAAGTGTCCAGAGAAACACCTATTAACAATATACGGAGGATAGTCTTTTTCAACTAAAGGATCTTCATCAATCAAATTATTCTTTGTTTGATTAATGCTGTTCAACCAATCTTTCAATTCCATAATTTATACGCTAGAGAAATCCTTAAACCATTAAAAAATCTAGATGGAGCATCTGCATAATGCCAAATATGACCAGGGAATAATACTGCTCTATTTGGTTTGTATGAAACCATACGACTAGTTTCCATCTCACTATGACATCCAAATGGGTTTCCTTCTGGTGGTTTATTCAATTCTTTTTCCATAAAAATTAAATGCCCCTGCCAATTAGGCATCCATTCTTTGTTGGCATAATACAAAAATGTCAAATCACCATCATCAGTATGTGGAGTTCCACATTGCATCGCTGTCTGACCATTAGCATATACTCTTTCAAGAGTATATTCCCGACCCAATTTCTTTTGAATTATAGTGAACAAATATTCAGTAAAATATGAATCATTTTCTAAATCATCATTGTGCCAAAATATTTCTGGTTTTTCTGGGATATTACCACTGATCCCCCAACTACCAGTATAGATTCTATCATGTATTTCATGATGAAGATCTTTATCAAAAAAATTATCAAATATTTTTATTTCGCTCATCTTCCATTGTTTTATTAGAAATAATAATTCTATTATTAGCAAAATCTGGTTTCATTTCTAAAACATCAGTATGATGCCACATCAATTCCTCATATAAAGAATTAAGTCTTGCAATGTCTTCCCAGAGATCATTTACTTCTTCACTCATACCACAGACTCCGCTAACTTATAGTTGAACAGTAGTAGTTCTTTTCGATCTTGCTGTTCACGCATATAATCACCAACAGATCTCATAGTATATGTTAGATCAAATTCACCAACACTCCAATTAGTAAATCGATCTTTAACTAATTGATCTGAGTTGTAACTAATCAACATATCTATATTGCGATGAGATTCACAATCTTCAGCAAATTTATCATGGTCAAAACGCTTGTGCATAGATCCTTTATGCCCATATAGATTATCTTTAATATCATATGGTGGATCTAGGTAGAGAAAAACTCCATCATGAATATCATTCTCCATCAAATATTCATAAGAATACTGATTAATATTCCAGTTCTGGATTATTTGTCCATACCAGGGGAGTTTGTCAATGCCTCGCATTGAGAAGTTGGATTCACTTGCTTGTTTGGAGAAGGAAGAAGATTCGGTAAGACCAGAAAAACTGCACTTATTAACGATATAAAAAGCCACAGCTCTATCCAGGTCAGTTTTTTCTCGGTCATTGATAATTTCCTTTGCTTCTAAGAATAACCCTCTTGCAGACGCTGGTTCGGGATGCCTGTACTTTAGTTGTACAAGTTCATCTCGCATTTCTCTACCAAACTGTTGAAGATTAATCCAAAAGTTGGTAAGTGGTTCATAGAGATCATTTACCCAAATTTTTAGATGTGGATACATTTTAGTTACATGAATTGCAACACTTCCACCACCTAAGAATGGTTCACGAAATTCAGAATATTCCCTTAAGTCAGGGAAATACTGTCCCATTTTAGTGCAAGCACGGGATTTACCGCCTGGGTAGCGTAATGGTGTTTTCAGGGATTTCATAATCAGGATCGTTATATTTCAAATATTCCCAAAAGGTCAATTTCATTTCCTTATTGGTCATGCCACAGTGAGCAGCAGCGGCAGGTAAATTCATTGTAGCACGGAATAGTGCGTCATTTGCCTCTTTAACATTCTGTGGAGTGGTCTTTACTTTTTTCATTATGAATATGTAAATACTAAAACAATTCTTCTCTGTTGAGGTGCTGGTTGTCCTACAGAATGATTTAAACCTGGAAATGTGACTATATCATCTTCCATTGGTTTATATGACTGTTGGAAACCATCGTCATCAATAACAGTAATCTCACCTTCATCAAAACTATTAAGGTATATAATCACATTATTGTGATTTATATCATAATGATCTTTATGAGGAGGACCAGGTTTTCCATCCCAATGGTGAGTTTGATTTATGACACACCTATGAATCTGAGTAAATTTCTTAGCATTATGCTTTAGAACATCATAAACATAGTTTAGAACCAATTGAGCATGTTCTGATGGAACAATAGGAACTATTTGCTTATCAAAAGTATCTACACCATATACAACAACATGTTGGTATATTGGAAAAGGTGTATATTTCTCAGAATCAGGATTATATTTTGGATCTGTAGATCCTTTATAATTCCAGGTGAATGTTCGACCATGAACTAATTCTTTTAATTCATAATACTCTGGAGTTTTAGGATTCTCCCAGAGTTCAATAATATTTTCCACGATCAAGTAAACATTCCCTTTCTACATCTACACTATCTAGGACTCTATGCACAGCCCCTGCCATTGATCTGAATCCATTGCCAACATAAATTTGTCCAGCAACTACAGCAATGGTAGCAGCTCCCCAAAAGACATAGTACCAGCGAGACTTAACTTGAGCTCTTACTTTGAGTTCTTTCATAGGATCAACTTCTTCTCTTCAGGTTTGATAATTTTCTTTACACCAAACATTTCTTCATATCTGTCTACAACACCAGGATCTGCAGGAATATTATAAACAATAAATTGTTTTCGTACAGGAATCTCTGGGTGATCCTTATCAATCACAGTTGCCCATGGTGCAAACCCAACCTGCTGTGCTGTAGGCAGAACAACAAGTGCATTCTGGACTGTAATTGTATCTTCTGTTTCAGAGACTACATCTGCAAGAACTTCCTCACCAGTGGTGATTCGTAGTAGTCGTACATTCATTTCACTCATGTTATCGTTTGTCATTTGAATTCATACTCCTTGTGATGATTTGAATTTTGTTTAGGTGTTACATATCGAAGATTTTCTAGTCTATTATCTAACTTATCACCATTGATATGATCAATAAAATTAGTAGCACGAATCCATTCTTTTGCAGATTCTGGACACTTATCCCAATCTTCTTTAGGAATTGGTGGACACTCATCTATCGGTTTCCAGGATTCTATTACTGCTCTATGGACAATAATTGGAATCCTACAAGTATTTTTTTGATTAACAGTTTGATTATAACGATATTTAAACTGAGATGCAGGGACATTTGCATGAGTTGCTAGATATTTTTTTTGACTAGCAGACTTGTGTAGTTTCAAGAATCTACTAGATTTGTTGCTATAAATTTTTCCAGTATCTGTGACATAATAATTTTCAATTATTTTACCAAATCTGACTAAAGGTTTAAATTTATATTCTCCAAAAACATCAATCATTTGAATTCACACTCCACCATAATTTCAGTTAGGCAGGCAAGCATATTAATCTCCTGATCTGCTACGAATGCAGCTTGATACTGATACTTAGCAATAATAAGCACAGCAGCAGGAATGCTAGCGTTGGTAAGGGATGCATATAGAGCATCGTAAATACCACGGAGAAGTACAGTAGTATCGTTGTCCAAATTAGAAACGATCCACTTACGAACCTCCGCAAAGTTTTTCTGTTTAAGGTTCTTGACAAGTTCATTAGTTTTTACATCAGAAAAGTGAGCAAGAATGCCACTATCAATATTACCACTAACAGAATACCGTTGACATTCATTCAGAACACGACGCCAATCTGGAAAGTGTTTATTGATAAGTTCCGCTAGAACTTTAGGTTCATAGGTAATTCTTTCTTCATCAAGAATATCACTAAGTCGTTTAAAGAACTGAGCTGCAATTGCTTGTTTCTGTTTACCGTTTACTGAAAATTCAATGACGGCACAACGACTGTGCAGTGGTTCGATAATTTTGTTCCTGTAATTACAGGTAAAAATAAATCGACAGTTTCGACTAAACTCCTCAATAGAGGCTCTAAGTAAGAGTTGTACATCGGGAGTTGTGTTATCTGCCTCATCGATAATGATGACTTTGTGCTTTGCTTCTGAGGTAAGAGATACTGTTGAAGCAAAGTTTTTGGCAGAGTTTCGGACTGTATCCAGGAATCTACCCTCATCTGATCCGTTGATGACATAAAAATCTGCTCCTAGTTCATTACACAGCGCCTTTGCTACTGTGGTTTTACCGATTCCTGGAGGACCAGATAGTAGCATGTTAGGGATCTCTCCCCTTTTCAGAAAGTCTGAAAATGTTTTTTTAATACCCTCAGGAAGGATACATTCATCAATACTTTTAGGTCGATACTTTTCAACCCAAATAAAATCACTCATAATTATAGATTGGATCAATTGGTTTTGTAAGATTTAAATTTACATCACCAAGATTAACATTGATTGCAACAGAAGTTTTTCTTCTATCACTTTTTAAAAGAGGTGATCGATGTATGATGTAAGAAGGAAATACTAATATATCACCTTCATCAACATCGAGTTGAAATACCTCATTCCTTTCGGTATCAATAAATTCAGTAGAATACCTAGGATCATCTAATTCTAGCATATAAGATAATGAAATGCTAGATTGACCATGAAAATGCCAACCATGAAAGTCATTAGTAGTATATTGTTGAAACCAAACTTTGGATACATCCATAGTTGATGCCCAATACTTATTGCAAATTAGTTTCCACAGATCATCTAAAGAATTTGCTAGATATGGAAAATAGTCTGGAAATCCAGACTCAAAAGTATAATCGTAAAAATCAGTTTTAGTAACTGGATCTGGGCATTCACCAACTTGATCGTATTGATCGATTGAAGAGAGAATATACTCTTTCAACTGTAAATGGTTAGGTACTGAATATACCCAAACTAAATCTTTACTCATTTTCTCCTAGCGTTTCCGCATCGTTTAGCACTTGGATATTGTGCTTCAAATACCTTATTGGCATAAGGTTGCGAATCTGCCTCAACAAGTGCTTTATGGTATTTTGCACCTGTAGTAGGCAGTCTATATGTCACTTCCCAGGTTGCCATATCAACCGAAGGTGCTATCTGGTTCCAACGCAATATAATACTTCAGATTATATGTGCTGTTAGTAAACTCAGATAGTAGTTTAGATGAAACTACGACATCATAAGATCCAGGAATGATCTTGATATTTTCTACTTTGAAGTTGAAAGTAAACTCCTTATCAGTTTCACCAACAATAATAGAGAAGTCGTTAGATGTATCGTTTTTCTTATCACGAACAACTAGTTTGACAACTCCTGCTTCACCAACAACACACAAATCAGGTAGTTGATATACTGCCGCTGCTTTGAGTAGTTTATCAAGAGAACTACTTTCTAGTTGAAAGTGAACATCTTCTGAAGGAAGATTGATCTGCTTATCGGGAGGAGAAATAATCACCTGAGGATCGGCATAAAAGTATTTGACCTTACGCTTACCTTCACGGATAGTTAGATAAGAATCTTCTGTAAAATCCATGTCAGGATCTTGGTGAAGACTTAGACCATTAAGAAATTGATTTAGATCATAGATTCCGAATTCGCGAGGAAACTCTTCATCAATATTTGCTTCTGCAAGAATGTTCTTAGCAACAGAAATAGTACGGAGTTGAGTACCTTCTTTCACTAGAATAGAATTGTTAATACCAGCAAAGTTCTTTAGAACAGTGAGGGTCTTATCGGACAGCTTCATTTTATTTGAATTCAATTTTGATCACTGAGGGTAGGTTTCGCGTTGTGCGTTTTTATCATTGAAGTGCATCAGGAGAACTGCGTAATGCAGAATCTTCATGATATCACGACGAGCAGTGCCTTTCTTATCATAACGAGAGGCATACTTGAGGATGTTACTGCGGCAGAAGGATTCACCATCACCACATGCTTCAATCAGATCAAGTGTTTGAATTTTATCATCACCAGCAGAGTAATGCTGGTTGTATGTGCCAGTAATATAATCCTTTAGCTCTTTAAGAATTACATCCTCACTATACTTGTACTTATTCAGTTTGCTTTTTTCTTCGGTATTCAAGTCAAAAGAAAGATAGTTTGAGGGAAGTTCTGCACATGTAAAACTATCATAGGTTGCAGAATAATCAATACCATCAAGAGTAATTGTATCACTGCTCATAGGAGCAGGAACATGATAAGTCTCTGAAAGATTGACATTAGAAAGATCAAGTTCGTCCATTTTCAATTCATCGTAAAGGAAACTCCAAGCATTAGTCATTATATCAAGTTAGAAATGTTTAGTCAAGTTAGTAATTAATGAAATGATCACTCCTAGATAGTTCATTACCATTAACTTTAGCATACATTATATTAAAAGACATAGTGATTCTTTCAACACCCTCAGTTGAAAAGGGATAAACCAGGTGCCATAAATGTGAAGGAAACATATAAAGATATTGTGATTGGGGGCGAATGAGAAAATGCTGATCCCCATTAATAAACTCTACACACCCACCAGCACCAGATTTAAATTTTTTCCGCTCATCAGAAATCTCATCTGGAATATCAATGAAGATAATTCCACTAACAACTCCAGAATGATTGTGCATAGGATTGAACTCACCATATTTTTGGAAGTTAACCCAAGGTCCTTGACCTAAATTATATTCAACTTCTAATTCAGATACATCTACAGGATCACCATAATATTGACCAGGACTAACAAATTTAACTCTTTCATTGTGAGAAGTTGCCCTACCCTGCAGATACCTTAGAAAAATAGGATCTAAAAATTTATGAAATTCTTTAGGGGGATAAGGTTCTCCCCTACGCTGAACATCAATGTTTCCAATAAGATTATCTGCTGCATCAGCAGCATCTCTTGCTTCATCCAAACCATCAATCAAATATTGATGAAACTCATCTGTAATCTTTGTTTTATAAACAAGAGGTCCATATGGATGGATAAATTGCTCATCACTCATTGATTTCTTCTCCTGGCATTTGGAAATCGGCATCTACTTTATCATATAGTTCTAGGAATGCCTGCTTGGTTTCATCATCAAAACGGTTTACACAAACGCTAATTGCCTTTGCTTTATCTTGGAAGATACTATAAGCGCGAATAATGTGAACCAAACGACGAGTACTGATGATTTCATCAATACCACCATCATAGAAGGTTTTACGGATAATATCACCCCAATCAACTAGACGAGAGATGAAGTTATCATCATCAACACCGTGAGCATTAGCAACCTTCATAAGAATTTTTGCTTCTGCTGCTGGAGCAGGATATTCTTGCTCAAAAGTTACTGGGAATCGCTCAAGGAATGCTTCGTTGAGCACATTAGTTCCAATGAATCGTCCATCGTCGCTACCTTTACCCTTAGTGTTTGCTGTGGCGATGATGTTGAATCCACTTGCAGGCTCAATCCGTTTTCCGATCTTTTTAAGGAATACTCCTTTCCCTTCAAGGATAGATTGGAGACAGAGAATTTTATTAGAGGCAAGGTCGATCTCGTCAAGGAGCAAGATAGCTCCTCGTTCGAGTGCTTCAATGACTGGGCCATTGTGCCAGACGGTGTCGCCATTAACAAGGCGGAAACCGCCAATAAGATCATCTTCATCTGTTTCTACCGTAATGTTGACTCGGATGAGTTCCCGACCAAGTTGAGCACACGCTTGCTCAACCGAGAATGTTTTACCGTTTCCAGAGAGACCAGTAATGAACGATGGATAGAATAGACGGGAACTAATAATTTTTTTAACATCGTTAAAGTTACCAAACTTGACGAAGGTATCATCTTTTTCAGGGATAAGGTTTTGCTCAATCGCTGGCATTGCAGCAGGAGAACTATAAGATACTTCTAGTTCTTTTACTGTTTCTTTTGTAACTTCCAGATTCCACTTTCCTTTGGAAACATTATACTGCTTCAAACGCTTGGTAACAGTTTGGTATGAAATATCGTTGGATGCACAGAATCCACGGATATCAGCAGCAGTAAACTCAGAACCATAAAGATCACGGAGTCCATCAACAATTTGATTGTCAGTCATCTTCATCTCAAAAGGCATGGTCTAGTTGTTTTGTTTAACTGAAGTTATTATAGACGAAAAAAGGGGGTTCTCGACCCCCCTGTGTCCAGTTTTAAAAGTGGTCTATCAATCTTCAGATTGTAGTTCTTCAATTTGCTTAACCAATTTAGTCTGAGAGAGTCTTCTATCTAACTCTACACCCATGGTTCTACCCAACTCTTCCAGTTCTTTTTTACTCATATCTTTGAGTTCTGGTTCTGGAGCAGGTGCTTCAACAACCACTGGTTCTGGAGCAGGTGCAGGAGGAGCAACTGCTGGGGCAGGGGCACTCTTGCCTCTTATTAGATCGCCAAACTTGCTCATGGTTCTATAAAATACTTTTGGACTATTTATGATTCACTAGGTTTATCTGTTCCACCACCACCTTCTCCACCTTCAGCAGGAAGATTATCAGTTTTTGGTTCTTCTGGAGTTGGTGGTGGAGTATGCACCTTTCGGTATGCATCCATCAATCCCGCAGCATCTTTAGGTGTTAATCTAGCCATTACAATATGAAGTGAATATCATTTTTATTTAGCATCTTTTTCATCGAAATATTCATCAATAAGATGATGTAGTTGCCAATATCGTTTAAACCAATCAGCAATAAGTCCATAATGAGGAAGTTCATAATAGGCATCTATATTTTCTTCCATGACTTTCAGAATTTCTTCTTTAGTAGGTTTGCTCATACCCAACTTGGTTTGCGTTCTGGTTTGCGGAGATAATTATCTTTTACCCAAGGTTTTGATGCAATGTATTTTTTGTATGCAGTAAAAGTATCGATTGAATCATCATACTTAAACTCATCTGGCATTGCTCGGGAAAAGTCAGTAGCTGCATTATAGCATACTATTGCTTTTCCAGATTTCTTATGGAAGATTTTTTTTGCCTCAAATAATGTTTTAGCGCAGGTATGCTCTTTTCCATATCTGTTTTGATATTCGGACGCTAAAGCACAACCATGCTGAATTAACCAAGCAGTATTCTCATGATTTTTAGCCGCCCATTTAGTAGATGGATGATTGCGAAATGCTCCTTTTTTTGTTGCGTAAGGAGTCCCATCAGCTTTGGGTAAAGTGCCCCAATTGTAGTACCACTCTGAAAAGATGATAGAAAGCATCTGACAGCACTCCAGAGGCATCTTAACAATATGCTTATCAGGAAGAACCTCAGCAGATTTACGGGGGCAATAATCGGTTGCAAAGATATTCATGTGATAAGTTTACTAAAACTGATTGCTAGAAGAAAGGATAGCATAAGGACAACATCCCACGCCTTTGTCTTTACAAAGTATGGAATTGAAATCAGGTCAGCAATAAAATTAATTATCACACCTGCTAGAACATTAATATGGAGAATTGCAAAGTAGGCAACAATGACTCCAATGCTGCCTACGATTCGCATACAAGTGATCAATTTCATGCAACTAGATCTACAAACTCACTCAGAATTTTTTTGTTCATTTTTTTAGTTTTAAGACTCTTCATAAAGGCAGATTTGATTTTTGCCTTTGAAGCACCTTCATCAACAGAGAACTCAGATTCATCACTAAGAATACTACTGTTTAGACCAAAGTACCTAGAATATGCAGATTTCTTAATGGAAAGAGTTTTGTTTTTCCTCCACTCTTTCATCACAGTATCATATTCATCAGTGTAACCAAGATATTGGCGAACAAAATGACCAGCATCTCTTGATTCAAGAATACGAATACCAATCAAATTCACATCAGGGAAAGTATCACCGAGATCTTTTAGAAAAATTTCAGTCATATGTGTCCAGTTTTCCATTTGATCAAAGTCGTAGGTACGACCCGTTTTACGATTACGGAGATAGCATTTTCCTTGGATGTATTTTGTACCAAGGAATGGTTCATTCTCCCAATGGCGCTGAACTTCTTTATGATACTTCAATGGGTATGCTTCACCATCAGTAAGGATAACACATTGAACCTTCTGAAGTTTATTGCGCTTCTTAAATTCAGGAATAATTTTATGAAGCGCAAGGATGGTTTCATTCAAAGGAGTACCAGAGAGACCCATACCGATGGGGGGTTTCCCCCAGCAAGTGATCGAATGAACAGTCCTCCAGATATTGATCATCTGCTTTTCAAGTTGACTACCACTCATGTTACTACTAAAGAAATGCATGAGAGAGAACCACTCAGCAACATATACTAATCCATCTTTCGGAGTATATGCTTTTTGGTGCATATTTTCTTTAGGGTAATCATTAGTAAATGCATAAACATCAAACGGAATATTGCACTTTTTACAGAACCAAAGAAGACTATAAAGTTGCTTTACAGTATCTTTGAGTACTGTACCCATAGATCCAGACCAATCCAAAATGAATACTAGACCATGATTCTTACCATCAGGAATTACAGAAACTTTCTTAAACAGATCCTCGTTATACTTGTAGGTGTGCAGTTTGGAAGTATCAAGAACTCCAGTACGAGATGTAGTGGAACGAGCATATGAATCTGCCGCTTTTTTCATCTCAAACTCCTTAACAAGATAGTTGACCTCTTTTTGGGATTCTTTCTTGAAGGATTTAAATTCTTTATCCGTTGCTTCATAGATAGAACCAAGTTCTTCGTGTCTTTCTACATTCTCGATCCAAGTTTTATCACAACTATCATGAATATCTTTGTTGGGGATAATAATTTTATTGAGATTAAGATCAGGAGACTCTAGATAGACACTTTCAAGACCATCAGGATTAATGAGATCTTTTAGAGCATCTGCCAACGCGGATTCTGTTTCGATTTCAATTTCTTGTTCTCCAGCACCATCACCATCATCATAATCTTGAAGGTCCTCAAGAACATTTTCAGCAGTTTGAGGTTGATCACCTCCCATTTCAGTAGCACCGTTCCCTCCAGGAATCTGAGGTTCGGATTCATGCTCCGATTCTGATTCAGTGTTACCAACAGGAACTTCCTGTTCTTTCTGTTTCTCTAGTTGTTGCTTACAAAACTCATAGAGAGCAAGTGCAGCATTTAGTGCATCATCAAAAGACTCTGCAGCATATACCTGATCTACAACTACCTGCTCTTCTTCAGTAAAACAGACATCAATGAAGCTTCCAATCTTGAAATAGAGATTCACCCGATCTGCTAGGTTCATCTCATTCACATCAGTATCAGCAATTTCAAAGAAATCCTCATCAGAAAGTTCATTATATCCACGATAGAAAGTCTTTGAGATGCCAGCATAACGACGCTTCATCAGTTTCTCAATGCGTACATCTTCAGTTACATTGACAAACTGCTGAGGAACCTTGACTTTCTCCCTCCAATCTTCATCAGGCGTGTACAGAGCGTGTCCCACTTCATGAGCAACCAGGGCATCATACACATTCTCACTTGCCCTATCCCAGAGAGGAAGCGTTAGAACGCGAGTGTGTACATTAAACTGTGCTGTTTGTACTTGCTTATTCTCTACAATCAGATCTTCAGTAGCAAGAAGTTTTGCCAGTTGTGATTTGATTTCGTGGGAAACTGCCATTGCTTTGTTTCGGATGTACCTATCATACAAAAGAACCCCGCTTTTGAGGCGGGGTGCTGTGACGGTTCTTAAAGTGGCGCAACGCTTCTCGTCGTGCCCTCATTGCTTGCGGTTTAAGTTTTCTCTTCTTTTCTTTTTTGCTGTGATGCTGCCAATTTGGCGTATTCATTGAGATACCTGTCAGATGCAGGGTCGGTGATGAGCGTCATTCCAGACTGCTTGAAATCCTTTGAAATGTCAACTGGTCTACGGATTTGATCTTTCATTCGCTAGTAGCAAGTGAATAATTTTATTTATTGGTAATTATAACCCGAATCTCCGATTTGGCAAATACCATGAGGCATCCAATTCATTGCTAAAGAATATCTATGTTTTCCAGTCATATTCTCCATAACAGAATGATCTAAGTAACTAGGAAATAATAGCATCTTTCCACTAATAGCAGGAAAAGTTACATCACCGTGCATCATTAGATCTAGATCATCATTATCCATAGGAACATTAATTAATGGAAAATTTTTATGGAAAGTTAATGGATTACAATCATCGTGAAAGTAATAAACAGAACTCCAAATAGAATTCGTATGACTATGCTTTTGAATATTAGCTTCTGGTTTAGTTCTAGTAAACCAACTAGTAATTATCTGAAATGGATTTACATATTTAAATTGACTGACTAAAGTTTGATTAACTTTATTGGTAAATTTTTCTTTTATTTCTGGATGCGATTCTAAAATCTGCAAATCTGCAGACTGATTTTCCCCTCCTAATTTTGACCATTCAACACCATTACAAATTTTCTCTACATCACCTACAAGATCAGAAAAATCTAAAACATGTATGATAGTTGGAAATATACTAAATTGCAGTGTACCATCTTCTAATTTTTTCATTGATAGTTGTAACTTGAGTCACCGAAAACTATATTACCCTTTGGCATAAAATTCATCGCTAGGGAATACCTATCTTTATCAGTATTATTGGGTTCAGTCCAATGCAACAAATGACTTGGAAATATCAACATACTTCCAGTTTTTATACCAATAGTAGCCTGCCCATAGGGAACATATTGGGGATCGTTGCATTTAAATTTAACATCAATCATAGGTTCAGTTGCGCTGCTTTGAAATACAATTGATGAAGTTTCTTCATATGGATAAAAAACAGCACTCCATAGACAGTTGGTATGTTTGTGCCTATGTATGATATTACCAGGAGATGTGCAAGTCCACCAACTAGTTGTCATTTTCATCTCAGTTTCATAACCGAGAGTTTCCAAACACAAATTTACTTTAGCATCAAACTTGGCAGCAAGTTTTTTATGAGCTCTCAGTACCCATTTATTTTCACTGGCATCATTTGCTTTTTTAGTCCAGGTAACATTCTTTCTAGTTTTTTCTGCTGCCTCTATTAGTTCTGAAGCATCTATTTGATAAACTAATGTAGGAAATAACCTGAGAACACCCATCTCAACGGTCATGATGCTCTCCGTGAGAATCCTTTTACTTTCTCAAACTTAATTACACTTTCAAATTTATCTTGAAGATCTACTTTGTGGGAAATTACAAAAACATTAGCATCTTTGATTATAAAACGAATAATCTTGAGAAACTCATCTGTTCCAAATCCATCAAGTGAAGAATCAAATACCTCATCCATAATCAACAGATTGGTATTCACAGAATTCTTGACACGCGCCACTTCACGCCAAGTGAATAGTAGAGCAAGGTCAATCCTCATTTTCTCACCTTCAGAAAATGAAGCATAGGAAAACTTTTCATGAATTGGAGACTCTACAGTCTCACTAAACTCCTCATCAAGTTTAAAATTAATATAGAAGTCCATCATCTGCAGATAACGATTTACCTGCTGATTAATAAGAGGAAGATACTTCTTAATAATTTTTGTCTTGACACCATCATCCCTCAAAAGAGAATACGCAAAATCATGGTTAATGATTTCGGTTTTCTTTTCTGAAAGCGTTGTAAATACCTTCTGGAGATTTTCTTTAAATTCTTCTAGTTTTTCATTCTCAGCAGTTCTGTTTGCAAGTTGCTCGGTAATTCTTTGAATTTCCGATTCCAGATCTCGGATTTGTCGCTGACAACCAGAGATTCTAGTATTGTTCTTAGAAATGCCATGTGTGAGGGAAGTAATCTCCTTGGAATGAGTTGTAAATTGACGCTCTCGTTCCTCTTCCTCTTTAATTGCCTCTTCTAGTTCTTTATAACCAGATTGCAACTCCTTTGCTTTATTTTGAGCGTCTGTAATTCTATTTACACGAAACTCTTCTTCAATATCTTGTCCACAAGTGGGGCATACCGTATTATCGGTAAAAAATTTATGTTCCTTAGTAATAGTTGATACTTTGTTAGAAATCTTACCCTTAAGATTGCCCAGTTTACGAAGTTTGTCGCTGGCACCAGTAAATTGTTCCAGTTCAATCTGAACAGTTTGAAGATTTTCTGTTAGGGATTCATTACTATTCATCAAGGTATTTTCTTCCTCAAGAAGAGATTGAATCTTCACTTCTTTAGTTCTAATATTTGCTTTACCTCTATTTTCCAACTCATCGATGAAGTCTTGCTGCATCTTCATCTTCTCTTTCAAGGTTTGTTTCTTTAAATCAAGAGACTTGACTTGATCTTTACGAGTTTTAATCTCATCCTTCAGAAGATTACTCATTTGGGAGAAAATTCTAATATCAAGAAGATCCTCAATTACCTCTCTACGATTAGAAGAAGTCAACTGCATAAAGGGCACAAAAGTGCTACTGCCCAAAATTACAATCTGAGTAAAAGACTTGTAATTAACTTTGAGAATATTATCTTCCAGAACCCGCTGCATGGCACGATCATCTGCCTCACGATGCATCTCTACACCGTTTACTACAATATCAAATACATTGGGTTTAATACCCCTACGGACCACATACTGACGACTGTTAATTGCAAATTCAATTTCAACTAAACAATCACGCTCATTAGCAGAGTTTACTAGTTGAGGTTTATTAATCTTACGGAAAGGTTTATTGAATAGAACAAAGGTAAGTGCATCAAGCACGGTTGACTTTCCAGTGCCGTTTGTCCCGATGATTAGATTAGTTGTATTTTCTTGAAAATCAAGTTCAGTAAATTGATTTCCTGTACTTAGAAAATTCTTCCATCTAATCTTCTGAAATGTTATCATTCACTTTCGGGGGAATAACGATATCGTTCGGTGTGATCACCGTATATTTGTAATTATACCTTTTACAGGTTAAAATTGCAAGGTTGTCATCAACTTCGACAACCTTCATTTCTTGATCTTCTTCTTCCTCAAACTGCATTGCATAACGCTCTGCATCATCTTCCTCTTGGAACATGAACAATACTTTTTCACCGTACCTATTCGCAACAGCATAGGCACCGTCATCAAGTTTGTCTTTGATTGTAAGAAGATACATTACTCGACCTCACATGCTTGAGAGTATATCTTTTGTAGAATGCCTTTAATAATTGCACGATCACCTTCAAATTCAGATTCATCAATATAACGATTCAGAATATTGATCGTGTTTTCAGTTTCTTCAACTTCAAAGGTTTCACTTTCAGTAAAAGTAAAATTTTCTACAATCTTTAAATCTTGAATTCCAGAAGAATATAATTTATCTATAAATTTTTCAAACTTCTTTGGTTCAGATTTTTTCCTTACAATTACTTTTACAATCTTACCCTCATATTCGCGAGTATCAAAAGTTTGGAAAGGAGTATCTTCGTAGTAGATATTATAGAAAAGTCTATGTGGATTATCTATCGATTTATGTTCTAGAGTTTCAGTATCAAAGATTGTAAATCCACGGGGATCATTTACATCATTCCAGAACATCTCATATGGATTACCTAGGTAGAAGATTCGTCCGTTGTCTGATCGTGTATGGTAATGACCCGAAAATGTCCGCTCGAACTTCTCAAATAATGCGCTCGCCATACCTTCTTCCATGACGTGTCCGCGATGCGCTCTAAATCCGTTGAGTTCAAGGTGCCCCATCGCGCACGAGCTAGTTGAATCTTTAATCGATTTGATACTGCTCTGAGTATTTTCTGCATTGATCCAAGGGATAAACAAAACTTGTAGTCTATCTAGCATAACCTCAGTACATTCTGAGTAGATCTTCACATTTTTGTACTGTTTGAGCAACAAATCTACAGAATTAATTGCATTCGTATCTTTGTAGTATGCAGTGTGGTTGCCAACGATAGTATGAACTGTAATACCCAGTTTCTCTAGACGATCATAGTAGTTTTCTTTTGCCCACTCAAGAGACCAAAGATCAATAGATCTACGATTGTCAAAGGTATCTCCCATATCAACGATGGTGTCGATACCATGCTCTTCTATGTAAGGAAAGAATACATCATCATAAAACTTTTTGAAGTAATCATGAAGGTGTTTAGAACCCTTGCGAGCACCAAAGTGCTGATCCGTGATAATCGCTACTTTCATCTATTAGAAGACTTATACTGAATATTATCCTTGATTGTATTATAGTCTGAACTGCTATTAGAAAGCAAGCTATCATCCACCATCATAACCTCATCGTAACCAGTCTTCTCAATAATCTTAGTTTTAATTTCTAATTGCTTCTTCTCTTTCTGAATTCTGCGTAGAAAGGCATAGTGAATAATTTGCGTAAAGTAAGCAAATGGATTTTTAGATTTATTAGGATCGAAGTTGTGAATATACTGTACACAATTTTCGATACCATCAGAGATCATATCGTCTCTGAACATATAGTTAACGAAGTTAGGCTTATATGAGAGGTGGGTAGCAATCTTAAGGAAACACTCACCAAGGTAGTTACTAATCCTTGGTTTAGGAAGGTCTTTTGCTTTTGCTACTGCAACTTCTGCACGGTAGTTAATAAGCGCCTCTAATAGTTCCTTGTTATTTACATAATGCTCCGACTTCTTCTTTGCCATAACATTTTCTCTTCTCTATTGTAAAACTTAGTAATAACATTATACCATACTTTTAGGGCTTGACAATATTGGATTTCATCAGTAGAATCTCTTTGTTGGTTTTGAAGAGAAGGCTATAGCTTAGCTATCTATATTACTTAAAGAGACTTAGGTAGGATCTTCAGTAGCATCCTTTCTAGTATTATAGAGTTTCTCTAGCATCTTTCTTGCTTCAGAGACCGTAGAGAGATATCCCATCTTTTCATTAATGGATACCTTACCATCAATCTCTACATCAACATCATCTTCTTCAAGATATCTATCGTAGAACTCAATCATTTTTTTATCTTTAACTTCAGACATCGTAATAATACGCTCATAGTTAATGAGGTAGATATCTTCTGTTGCTAGTTCTAACCAGGGTTTAACTTTTACATATTGTCCTGTACCATTAGACAGTACTTTCATAGTCACAGGACTTTGTACTAAGACCATTGGAGTCCCATTATTATCATCAACGGAGCATAGAGCAAAGATCTCTTCCCCAGTTACTAGTTTTATGACTCCATAGAATTCATCACTCATTTAGTTTTTTAGTGGTATGTTTACAATGTCATAATTAAACTTCTCTTCATTGTAAATTTTGATTCGTTCAATTAAATGATTTAAAGTGTAATTTTTTCTTGAGTTGCTACTAATATCATCAGCAATATCATATAAAGTAGCTCTTGTCTTCTGATTACCTTTCCTCAGAACTCTACCAATAGATTGAAGATTTCTGATTCTTGATTTAGAAGGTGATGCAAATATTATGTTGTGTAGATTTTTGATGTTAATACCAGTGGAAAAGGTTCCATACGAGGCCACGATAATCGCATTATTCTCTTTCTCAGTGATTTCTCGTACCTTCTCTCGGTCTTGGGTATCCACTCCACCATGAACAAAAAAGACATGCCTTTCAACATCTACTATATTGCTATTTATCATTTCGTATAAAGGTTCCCCATGACCTTCAACTCTTGCAAAGAGAATCAAAGTATTGCCTTTAAGATCTAAAGCAAGATTACGAATGAATTTATTCCTTCTTTCATGATTTATAATATATTGAACCTCATCCTCAAAAGTTTCAAATTTATTCGGTGGGTGTTTCAATAGAAGTACATTAATATCTAAAGTGGCAACATGCCCCTTCTTCATTAACTCTTCAGTACGGATGATTTTATATGATGGACCAAATAAACCTTCTAATACCCATTTATGAGTTTGTGATCCGTCTAGGGTTCCAGTAAATCCAAATCGATACTTCGCATCACAAAGTTTTGACATTATAGATATTAGTGACTTACTTTTAAACTGGTGCGCCTCATCCCCAATAACAACTGAGAATTTCTCAAAATACTTTCGGGGGAGTTTATAGATGGACTGCCAGGTAGTGATAATAACTTGGGAATTTGTTTCCCTTTCTCTACCAGCGTATATCTTGTGGCAATATGAATCTACGTCCCAGCCATAGTCTGCAAAATCTTTATACATCTGCTCTACTAGGGAAGTCGTCGGAACAACTATCAGAATATTTTGTCCGCGCTCAGCATAATATCGAACAATCGAGTATATCATCAGAGATTTTCCCGAAGCAGTTGGGGATATCAACAGTCTTCTATTATGCTTTAGAGCGCCGTGTACTCCGTCAATCTGGTAGTCTCTAGGTTTATACTTAGAGATAGCAGTCATATAATCTTTAACACCTTCCTCTGATATTGTAGGATTCGTTTCAAACGGAAGTCCATAATATTTGTTTTCCATAAATTCATAGGTATATTCATGATCCTTACAGAACTGAACTACCTTATCAAGTAAACCTACATATATTTCTTTTGTCTGAATATTGAAAAGACGAATCTTACCGTCCCAATGCTTGCTGCGATATTGCGGCATAAATTTAGCGCCAGGAACCTCAAAGGTAAACTGGTCAGCAAGTTCGTAATAGACATGAGGTTCTGCATCTATCGTGATGAAGACCTCATTTTTCTTTGCAATAATCAAATGTGACATTACATATGATGCACTCATATGTTTATTTATTAGGGGTTGTCAACCCCCTTTATATGCCCCTACAAGGGGTTTTATCAGATCTTTTTCATCAAGATATCTTTCTTGATTTGAAGTGGTTTCTTGGGTGGATTTGGGTTCTGGAGCATCTTATATTGACCATAGAGTTTAGAATCTCTATGTGCATTTGCTTCAGGTAAATTCTTCTCTCTACTTGCTATTCCTTCTTTTTTTCTTCCGTAGTCAAGAATATCTTTTTCAGTTTGTTGTGCTTCTTTATTCTTTCTAAGTCTTCTTGCCTTATCGACAAGTGCATCTACTCTTTTTCTTTCACTATCGGAAAGTCCAGTCTCTCTATTTGTAATTGCCTTAACTGCTTTAACTGCACCACCGACTACTGGAACTGCCATCTTAATGATTCCAGCAGCAGCTGGAATCGCAATGGCTGCTTCAATAAACTGATTGTAGGTCTTCATCAGTCAACGATTAGGCTATACCACTCATCGCTCATGCCACTGATAATTTTATCAGCACCTTCTCTGTCAGCAGCATAATTCTCTTCAATGAGATGTGCTACTACTTTTTCGTAGTGCTCATGAATCTGCTTTGCTTCTTTTGGGGTGGGTTTCATTGCTATCAATATTTTTTACTATTTAGACAGTTATTCCACTTTATACTTATATTCTAAGATCATGCGATAAAAGAAATCTTTACATGCATTAGTTCTTTCTTTCTCATATTTATCAGCGAATGTGCCCTTCTCAGAATGGTACACTAGTGCTTTATATATTTGATGACAATCCCTAATATCTAATTCTATTTCAACATATGGAACATCATTGTTCTCATCATAATCACTTTCGTAATTGTATTCAGTCATTTTTCATGGAAACTATAGTCTAGCATCATTCTATACAAGGATTGTCTAAGATATCGAAGATGTTCTTGTTCATCAACAGGTCTTGCTGGAGCACCAGGCCAATTTTTGAATGTTTCTTCGACACAATGGTGCAGTAGACGAATATCTTCGATCTTCAAATTAATTTGGTAATCGTATTCTTCTTCTTCCATTAGAATCCTGCTTGGAACTTTTGCCACTCAATTGCATTCTTTATCTGGAATGTTCTATTAGAGACATTTTTGATAACCTCTTCTAGAAACTTCAATGTTACATTGTAATATTTTATTTTCATATCAACTGCAGATAATTTTTGATCCGCATCTAGATACCTTTGGATGGCATCTTTTTCTCTCACCTTGTACGGAAATGGCTCTTCCGCATAGACTTCAGCTGTTGCTTTGCCTGTATAGTAGTTATACCGTTCTAACTTTACACGATTGTAAGATTCCTGTGCTCTTTCACGAAGGAGCATAATTGTATTATATACTGTATAGTATTTTGAATGCAATTGTGGAATCTTCAAAGATTCATCATGTAGGTTATCAGGATCAATGACAGAGTCTTTCTGCCACATCTCTTGAATTTTGTCAAGATCCATCAGATAGAAGAAGTCAGTTCGTATATAGTATACTTGAAGGTTGCCTCTGCTGTAAAGTATTCAACATCGCTTGTTGTAGCATCAAAATCTAAAGATGTCAAGGAGATTGGAAATAAATCTTTAAACTTCACAGCAGCAATCTCTCTAAGATTACTATTCAATATTCTAAGTGTACCATCAGAAAACGCTTGCTTAGAATCTCTTATGCCACCTTTATCAGTGGTCAGATCTTCATATTGCTTTGCTGAATCTGGAAATCCCAAACCATTTAACCAGTTATATACGCTAATATAATTTTCCATATTTTCATCAACCAAAAATCTCAGGGTAAAATCACCATAAGTCAATTTCTCACCTGGGATATCAATATCCTTTAGATAAGATGGTTGAGTTGCAAGTGCTAATGATAATTCTGGAATCCTAGCACTATTAGAAAAGAAATCTACTTTTGGATATTTTCCAAGACTAAACTTGAAACCAATACCCGTTAGGTAGTTTCTATTTGCTATTTGATTTACTAGAGGTCCTGCAGCAGCCATTGCTATTTTTTAGTTATTTAGAACGATAAGTTAAAAGATATTGATATCCGATCTTCCTC